TTATGCTGAAGCAATCGTAGTGATCGTGCCAGCCGACCCACGGTATTTTAAGGCTCCTGACTCCACATACAAGACCCCTCCGCCTGTGGGGTTGGTAGAGGGGACGGTGGTGGCGTTGGCAATCCCGATCACTTTGGCTCCTCCTCCAAACTGATCGGTGGTGCCGATGCCGATATTACCATTACTTAATGCTGTTAATACCTCCATTTGAGGAATAACTTGCGAAAATAACCTAAACCTGCCATCAATGGCCATATGCTGTAGCAACCAGCCATTAGAACCATCGCTCGTTAGATAAACTCTGGCCGCTGTGCTATCTTGAACTTTAATGCCAAACCCTCCACTAGCCAGAATGTGAAGTTTATCAGAACCCGATGGTGTGATGCCGATGCCAACGCTGCCCGACACAGGCACTAACTTCACATCTCGGCCACTGACCACCAAAAACTCTTGCATGGTATTGGCCGAGACTTGATTTTCGTATCCTATAAAGAAGGCTCCACCATTGCTCCCAATGCCCCAAGAGTGCCCAGTTCCAGCGTTGCCCCCAAAACCGACCACGCTCCAACCAGAATTAAAAAAGAGGCGTCCTGCTGCCAACCTATTGGCAAAGTTGTCTGGGTTAATATTCGTATTATTGGCCAGCAAGGCAGCCCCGAGCACATCGAGTTTGGCCGAAGGGGTGATGCCGATGCCGACGTTGCCACCGCTGTAAATAAAATCACTCGCCACGCTCAACGCCGAACCACTCTTGAAGACCACGCCTCCATTAGTCCCTGCGGAAAGGTTGGCGCCCGTCCCTCCTCCAGCCAACGTGTCCGCGGCATCTAAACGGGTTTTGACGGTGGCGTAGGCTCCAAAGACCGCTGAATCTGAAGGGTTGATGCCGAGTTCGGCTTCAATCGCCTCAATTTCGTTGTAGGCTCGGTTGACATCTTGGGCGTCGGCGAGGCTGACGTTGTCGACTTGCGGCGGGAGGTCAGCGTCTGTCGCGATATTATTAGGATAGACAGCGTTAGAGGCAGGCATAGGCTATCTATACCATCACGTCTCAACCAATTCAAGAGTGAATCGGTAGCGATTCTGATACCGTGAAGGATACGGCTGACCAGTCAACGATCGCAACTCCATCTCTCGTAAGACTCGATTGGAAGGAATGTCGAAAGTGATCCCATCCCATTCTTTGATCCGATCGTCGTTTTGGTACTCCACGCCAAAAGGAAAACTCTGGCTTTTGTAGAATTGCAAAATCTCCCATTCGTTTTGAAAAGCCAAGACCCCATTGAGGGAGAGTTGATCTCTCACCGCGATCGTATCGTAAACGATGTTGCCATTTTGCACTTGATGCCATTGCCGCCACATCCTTTGGGAGAAACTCGGGACCGGTTGATAGAGGAAAGTCAATTGGAATCCTGGGATGAGTTTGAACGCCCCGCTCGTCGCGGCGTTGCCTGAAGGGGTGACCGAGAGGGAAAAGACATCTTTGAATTGTACCGAACCATCACCCACCCGATAGACTTGGCCTTTGGTGGCATCGAAAGGCAAGGTGAACGTCGCGGAATTGGCGTGCCCATTCTGATCTAACCCACTCACTGTGATTAAGGAACTCCCTCCTGCCGATCCGCCCGCCAAATCTTCCACGACTTTGGCCACCAAGACGTCAGGCGTCAAGAGAGTGTTTTTGTCCGTGAAGGATATCGTGCTGACTCCTAAAAGCCTTCCATAACCGAGGATTGGGTAGATTTTGAGGTAAGCCATGTCAGCCTCGGCCTAATTTTTGAAGTTCTCGATTGATTAAAATGGCGGCTTGTCTCGCTTCAGCAGGAGAGGCAAAACTGTACGCCGGGGCCCAATGGAGGTTGATGGTCACTGAAGGCATACTTTCTCCTATCGTGGCCGCTCCTCCACTGCGGGACAAGGGTGTCACGACTTCTGGACCCTTTTCTCCAACCACCGCCAAGGTCGGGCGGGTGATCACACCACCTTCGGCGAAACCGAATAGTTTCCCGATCCCTCCGAGTAACCCTCCAAAGAGACCTCCGCCGCCGACTGCGCCACCCGTCAAGACATTCGCGATCGTTTTGAAAATTTCATTGGCTGCGATTTCCGTCATCTTCTGAATGAAGACTTTCTTCAGATTATCGGTAAAATCTTTCCAAAATCCCTCAAATTTTTGCGCCCTCAAAATGTTATCGGAGAGAGCATTGCTGAACGTATCGGCCACAGTTTTGTAAGCATCGGTATATAACCCTTTGAGTTTTTCCGTCGTGTCTTGGTGAATCCCTTCCTCTTCTTTCGCCCAATTGATCGTATCACTTTTAATAAGGGCTTGATACTTTTTCAAGATTTCGAGTTTCTTAGACTCGTTATCTTCGGCTTGCTTCAATTCAAAACGCATCCGAGACTCCAACACCTCCATTTCTTTATCGCTCATTTTCTTTTTGATTTCTGCCATCTTCCTGTCAATATCCCGTTTTTCTTCTTCTGTCCTCGCGTAATCTTCTTTGAGTTTGGCATAGAGGGCTATTTGCTGTTCGTAGGTGGAGTTTTCAATGACGATGCGATCCTCAAGGGATTTCTTGTGATCCTCAAAATCTTTATGTCGGAGCTCGGCTTTCTTGGCTTGGAGTTCCTGGTATTGGAGAGATTCTTTCCCTAAGTTTTTCACAACCCACTCTTCTAATTTGCTCAAATCTTTGATCTGCTGTTCGGCAGTAGCATTATGAACTTTGGCATTCAATTCAAATTGTTTGGCGAGGTTTTTGAACTCTTCTTCCAAACCTTCGACGTCCTTGATGCTTTTCTTCATGGCTTCTTCAATGGCCTTATGCTTTTTCTCGGCCTCTTTTGCCGTGACGACGGAAGTATTGACGTGAGCGTCAGCGGTGTTTTTCCCAAACTCAAATAAGGCATCCGACATTTTTTTCGTCGTGTCTCCCCACGCTTTACCGATGGCAGCCATGTTTTCACGCCACTTGCTTGGGTGCAAAAGAGTATTGACGACATTTCCGATCGCTGACATGAGGAAATCAAATCCAGCCTTCAAAGCCTCTAAGACGAGTTTCGTCGTATCTCGAATATGGCCAAAGTTCGTCTTCCAAGCGGCATAAAGGGCTACGACAGCCGCGACAATACCGGCGATCCAACCGACGTACGGCACAGCAATGATGGCTTGAGACAAGAGGATGATGACGTTAATCATAGATTTTAAGATCGCAGTGGCCTTGATGGCCCCTGCGCCCATTAAAGCGAGAGACCCAATCAATCCCGTGATCGCTCCCACGAAGGCGACCACATAGGTGATCGCTGTCTTCCAACCATCAGAGAGCGATTGATACCATTTCCAAGCCGCCTTCACGCTTTCGGTCATCTTGTCAATCCAAGGGACGACCTCTTTCGCAATCGTGGCCCCAAACTCTTCTACCACATTGCCCAGGGTGTTCATGAGGATTCTTAAATGGTCCATGGGCGAGAGACTCTCTTGGGCCATTTTGTTCCACTGCGACCACATATCCACGCCGCGTTTTTTCGCCTCGGCGGCTTGGCTGAGGGCGACTTTTAAGTTGATATGGGCTTTCTCTTCAAGGTAGAGCAAAGCCGTGGAATTTTTCATGGCTTCGTCTAAATTCATGTGCGCTCGTAATTGCAGAGTGGTGATGGCTTCACTGTACTTTTTGGCGCTGAAAGGCATTCGGGTTTCCATTTCATTGGCAAACTCGCCAATCCGTTCCTTGACCGCCTTAAAAACTTCTCCTTGCGTTTGGGTGACCGAGGCCGCGGTGATGATGGCTTCTTCTTCGTCGGCAAAGGCTTTCGCCGCAAAGAGCATCGCCCCACCGATGGATGCACCGATCCCACTAAAGGCTAATCCAGCAGTCTTAAACGCTTCTTTGGAGTGTTCAAATTTTTTCGACAATTCTTCATTGGCCTTGGCGGCGGCTTTGGCTCGATCTTCAAAGTCCTGGAAGGGCTTGGTGAAGTTATCAATGATCCTTAAGGTCGCAGTCAGTTCAGCCAATGGAACCCCTCACTTCCCTCAGCCGCTCCTCTTCTTCTTCGGCTCGGAGGTCGTAATAGGCCAGCATTTCCTCAAAATCGGCGCTCGTGATGGGTTCTACGCACTCTTTGAGGATGATGCGGTATCGTTTTCGCCCTGCGAGGATCAGCCCTTCAAAGGATCGGTAGCCCACGTTGCACAACTCCTTGGGGAACCGTCCGAGTTCGTGGGCGACCGTCAGGAGATTCCTTCGCTCGACGTCGCCCCGGAGCCGTTTTTTGCGGCTTCCCTCGCCCCTTGCATGCCACCAGACAGTTCCCAAATTTTGGCGGTGATGCGATCAATCGGGGCCGGATTCTTCTCTTTGAGTTTCTCAAAGTGGAGTTTGGTATCAAAGCGGGGTTCAACGACACCCTTCAGGAAGGTGAGCAACGTGAACCGCTCAATCTCGTCCGCTGAATAAGTGCCTTGTCCAAATCCTCCTGTCTTGGACCCCGACATGATTTCGCTACGCTCTTTTAAGGTCAAAGCCCTCACCTTCACCGCCCCGCCCCATTCCGGGCATTCCACGATGGCCGTGGGACAATCCTGGGCGTTGAGGATTTGGTCAATGGTGAGGATGTTAGGCGTTTTCGTTTCTCTCATGATTCTCCCTCCTTGGATTCCCCTTTTGGGAATTCCTTAATCTCAAATAACTCTTCACCGTCCTCAAGGCGTTGACGTAACTGAGGACGGGGACTTGAATCTCATTGTTATAAAAGGATCGAGCCAGAGCATCAATGTTGGGATCAGAGGGAAAGCCAAAGATCATCTTTTTGCCCAGGGATTTCGCCGAGATCATCTTATGACCCATCGTGACCAGGAAAGCCGTGAAGTAGAAATCCGTGGTCTCCCAAAAGGTTTGCGTCTTTTCTATCTCTTTGGTCAATGTCGTTTCGCTCATGATGCCTCCTTTACGCGGTTAATCTCCGTAACTCATGATTGCCTTCAAACCGAATCGTTTGCGTCACCGCAGCATCTTTGGCCACCTTGATCCCCCAATCGACAAAGGCTGCGCCCACCCATCGCTCGGTCGAAGAGGCTTCAGGATAGAGGGCGACATACACGTTTTTGGCTGGCGTGAAGAGATTAAACCAAAAGGCGCTCACATAATACCCTTCTGCGCTACCTGTCCAACCTTTGAAGGTTGACAGTTTCTGATGCCAGACATCTTGAAAGGCCGTGACGTCTACGATGTCAATTTTGGTGTCCACAGCCCAGTTATACATGCTTCCAATCTCCACCAAGGTGCTGTAGGTGTAGTTATTGGCTTTCACGACATCGGCCACCTGCAACGCCGAGGCAAAGGTCACTGAACCCATAATGAAATCCACGGTAAAAGCCACCGTCGGATTCGCATCATTCACGGTGATCGTCGGAGGTTGTGTCGGATCAAGGAATTGATGCCCGGCAGGGAAATTGTAGGTCTTATGGTCTCCGGAATCCGTCAAGACTTGAGCCGTCGTGACCGTCGTCCGACTCGATTCGGAGAGGATTTTACCGTTTTTCCCAGTGATTCTCATGGCCGACTCCTTATGGCGTCCTCGTTAACGCGTCTGTGCCTTCTACTCTCGCCGTGAACATGACGACGGCGTCTTTCGCGACTTTAATAGAAAAGTCACAAAACGCACTGCCGCTCCATTTTTCGGTCGCCGTCCCTACGGGATAGAGTTCCAAGGTAGCCGTCGCAGCCGTTAAAAAGGTATCCCAAAACTGCTTATTGGAACCATCATTCTCCCACACGCCTTCTACGCTCCCTGTCCAAGACTTAAACGTGGAGAGTTTCTGATGCCACGCATCTTGCATGGCCGTCGCATCGACGATGTCAATTTTCGTATCAATGGACCAATTGGTAATCCTGGCGACTTCCACGCCGCCTAACTTGACTTTGCCGTCTTTACCAGTGATTCTTGCCATTTACTTCACCTCCCCTTCGCCCCTTTCTTTGGGGTCGTCTCGTCACTCTTTGACGATGGGTTGACGTATTCAAAATGGTCAGTCTTTGTGACCAAATCTTCAGCCAAGGACGCTTCCACGGCCCGAACTTCCTCAGGTTCAAATTGGACATATCGACTGCCTTGGCTATCGTAAAATCCCATGCCTTTCGGCCCGTGATAGCGAACCGTTCTCATTTCTGTATTCTCGTTCGTGGTCATGTCATCCTCCTTTCAGGCTAGTATAACTTATTGGCCACGGCTTTCAAGTGCCAAAAGGCTCCTAACGTCCAAGCCGTGTTGTAAAAGTGTTTCACGTTCGCCAGATCAATGATCTGAGGCCTGGCCATGTCTTCAATGACGAAATCCACTACGCTGACTTTATAGGTCGCCTGAATCCGATCGTTGGGATTTTGAGGATTGGTGAAAATCACTTTGCCGTTGGCGAAATCCACGGTGTACCCAGCATTGACCACGGTGCCATTCTTAAACACAACAGGAGCAGGATTGATCATCCAATTCGGTTGATCACTGAGATAGTTCAGATGATCTCCAGCATCCTTAAGCAAGTCACCGACTGCCATGAATGGGATGCCTTTGACCAAATGTCCTTGTTCGTTCGTGGTCGAAGCGTTTTGCAGCAAGGTCAAAATCCTCGCTTCTAAATCTCGATGCTTTGCGTAGTCATTATCAGGACTATAAAGAGTCAATTGGACTTTGGTGAGGTCCTGTCGGAAACGATCGCCGATTTCCCATAAGGCTTCCCCTTTGGAAAGATAGGCGACGGTGACCATCGGCTTTTGATGCTCGCTCACCACAAATTTCGGATCGGTGACATAAGCCCGTCCGCCAAGGTCAGGGACCTGATCAGATAAGAACTTGGCAATGCTCTCGCGAATCATGCCCTGAGTTTATCCATCAATTGATGGAGTTTACCCTCAAACAACGGTCCCACTTCCGCGAGACTTTTCCGCATGTAACCCCATTCGCCATGCTG